TAATGCCCATTGCCCCATCGTGCTGTCGGGGAACTCGCGGTAAATATAGATTCGCCCATCCGGCATGACTGCCGCCCATATCGCCACCCACGGCTTGCTTCCGCCCGGATCGCACACGAAGTACCGCGTGCATGGCAAGGAAGGATCGGCGATGAAGGGGATTTTTTCGTGCGGGATTACATTGGTTTCCCTGTTGAACTTCGGGAATCTCCCCTCCATCGCCTTACTTGGTATGCCGAACAAACGAGCGAGCTTGGTTTCGAGTGGTTGTCTCGAATAGGTGCGAATCAATTCCTGACCATCAATAAATGGCGAGTCCTCGGTCCAAAAGTAATAGATGCGGCAGTCAGGCCAATTGTGGCATATCTGCTCGGTGGGTAGTTCCCTACCAATAATCTCGCTATACCTGGACCGCACAGTTTCTGCACCCTTGAGCAAACTATTGATCAGCGGTGTCCATCCTTGCAAGGTTGTGAAAGTAAGGATCAATCGCCCATGATAATCCACCGTCCGTCCAAGCAATGTATTGAAGATACTTTCGGGAACCTCCTCATCTAGGTGGATGGCGTGTGCAGACCAACCCTCGAATATCTGAGGGTCTGCCATATACTGCCGATAATTATTAAAATATATCGTGCTTCCACGCTCCGCACCCGGTGTGGTGGGCGGTAAAATTGCTTTGGCAGAATTAAATCCATTCTTTTGATTGTACTGCAAGCTATGGTTCTCGCTCTTCTTTTTTGCCCGCTTGTAGCGTGCTGGTAAGTTTTGCCAAATATACTTTTGAGCGTCCGATATGCTTCGCTCCTCGGTAACATGCATGGAACGAATCTCAGCTTCGGGAATCGCTTGTGCCAAGTGTACCAGCATACGGGAAGCGAACATCGTTTTCGAGCTACGGTTGCCGCCGAGTATCACATGGATCTTCGTATCCTTCCAATTCTCCATCACCCTACGCCAGCCAGGCAATGTCCACCCCCATTGGATCGGGTCTTCCACTTCTGACTGAGGTTGGTCGATCAGCAAGCGACTAAGCATCTCTGCACGCTCAGGGGGCAACGCATCAATCTGCTCCTCGGTTAACGCACATGCTAACTCGCCCTTGTCAAACTTCAGATCGCTCGTCCACGGGATACCGAAGTTCGCGTCTATCTCATCTGCATAGGTTATCTTAGGCATAATTGTAATTGCTCAGGTAATTTCTCTTCTCCTGATTGGATTTTAAAATATCGATGCAAAGTATCAGTCATCTTAGGACCTCGAAACCACCCTGTTCCGTCACATGACTCAGCGCCTAATTCTTTACATCTTAGTAAATTTTTTAATGAATTTATAGCTCCGACATGAACTCGATCAAATGCATCTGTCCACATAGTGAGGTTGCGAAGTTTCCATTCCATTGTGCCTCCAACAAAGACTACATCAGCTTCATTTGGAACATCGGCTGGTGTCATTCCATCCTGTACGCAAAAAGACCAAGATAAATCGTAAGATTGTGTAAGCATTGGATACCACTTGTCCCACATACGCTTTGTCTCATCTGCGTCTCCAACGGAATCAGGTACATTTACAAACCTCGGCTTTACAATTGTTTCATTATAGTAGTCTAACAAAGTAAGGAAATTTCTTTCATTCCAATCTTTACCCGAAGACCATACTGCAAATCTTCCATTATCCACAGCATAAGGAATCCAAGGCACAGGTTCCCGCACAGAACCCTTCTCAGGAGTAAATAACCAGCCTACAGGATAACCTCTACCCGCCCAATAATGGACTATGCCTTTGGCATTGTTTGATGGCATTACAATCATTGCGTCAATCCTGGGTCAGTATTTGGCAATACAAAATTATCTAGGGCTTCATCAATTGTAGGAAAGACATGATTTGCATGATAACGAATCCACGGAGAGTGACTTGTAGTTACCGCAATAATTTGTTTATGCAATGACCATGCAAACATGATTTCCATTGCTGTGCCATAACTTGGAAAGTCGCACTTTGCTAAAATGGTATCACAAGTCATTATCCAATTTTTATCTCGTTTAACTATCGTACCTGGGTTGATCATGTTTTGTTCATACCCCCGATAATCAACATCTGTAGGTGCGATAGACATGATGTTCTTTTTTCTAAGAATTTTTTGGGCGGCTTTACGCCAACGAATACAAGTATCGTCTTGCTCGTAGATGGGTCCAGCCAAGTAGACCAGTCGGGCATCAATCATTAATCACCTCCGCACACATTCCTACTTTGCAGACCTTGACTGACTCCAAGGTTATATGATCGGGAAAACGATTTTCGGACAACCTCAAGAAGATGTGCCGAGCTATAGCTTCCGCTGTAGTTTGCTCCATAAACTCATTGAGGTAAGAGTGATCAAGGTAACCAATAATATGTTTACACTTCTTCTGAAACTCACCCTGTTCCATTAACCAACCATAGCGAGGGTCAGGCTTACCACTAATGGTCACAAATACTTCGTGACTATGTCCGTGGATAGTGGCGTTTTCTTTACCAATACCATCTAGGCGATGTGCCGCTTCAAATGTGAATCGTTCCGTTACCTTAGTTTTCATTTGAACTTCCTCAACTTATCCTGGTCCAACGCATAGCCCACGCCATGACCAAGGTCTTTCTTATTCTCTTCCTTGATGAGTTCGTGCTTCCACGCCCATCCCTTAAAATCCAAAGTGCTTCCATCCACCACACACAGCACATACACATCCACATCGGGGTTTACCTTGAGTGTGCTGAGTAGCCTAGCACCCTTATGCTTGGACGCTTTCACATCATAACGCTTTCCGCTCGCCATCACCCCATCCGCAGACCCGCTCCTTGGGGTAAGGCCAAGATCGGGGAATACATTCATCTGCTTGGCAAATCCATACTCCGCCATCATGCCCATCACATCCGCTTCCGCTCCATCGTGGCTACCCATCTTCGCATCACGCACCCCGTTCCCACGGGCAATGAGACTACGCATCCGCCCAACCATTTGGCAGACCTGTACCTCATCGGGCTGGAGCGTAAGTTTCATCCCCTCGCTAATATCTCCATCCCTATGATGATCGCGTCTTCGAGCGTTTGGCACGGGATTTCTTCTTTACCGATTGCCCATCCCTCCGTATCCGTTCCAATGTCTCTTGGTCGAATTTCGAGCATGGCGGACCCAGCTTTCTCAAGTCGCACCGTGGTAATTCTTGTGCTGATTCGGGTATGGCTCTTCCGTACTTTGTCCAAAAGATCGGATGACAGCCCGGTTTTATTCTTTGACTCATTCATCCTTTTCCCGATCCAAAAACTTCGCGTACTCCAAGCACTTCTCTGCTTCCTCGTACTCCCGCAATTTTTCCAATAACCGCTTATTCTCCTCAACTAATCGGTTCACCCATTGGGGCAGACTCTCCACCTTCTTCCCATCCTCTTCGTAAGCATTCATTCCTCGTCCTCCTCGTCTTCAGATTCAAACTCTATCTCGAAATCAAACTCCGCTACTTCCTCTTCCAACCAATCGTTAATCCCCAGCATCACCGCTTTAGCGACACCTATCTCATCCAGGTCGCATTCCGCGTCCCAGCGATGCAGTAAGACCTTAGTCTCGTGTATAATTTGGTCCTTTGGGTCTTGCATAATTCATATAATCAGAAACCGTTTGTCCGATTGGCATCTGTCTAGATTTCGTGGATCGTGTGACCAGCGGGTTGCCATACTTGTCTCTGAGAGATCTCCCCTTGGAATCGCGGTATGTGCGGATAAGTTCCGTGTTTCCCCAAAACTTGTGCCACCCTTCGTTAACCTCCTCATAAGTCGGCCAATTACTAAAGAAGTATGTCCAATCCGATACCTCAAACTTCTCGTTATCCATTATTGTAAAAACGAACCACTCTCCCCGCCGAGTGTCGCGGTGGTGTCATGTATCTGTTTTCCAGGCGCGGTAATACCGCCCACCGAAAAGTGGCTCTTAAAGTTGTTCATTCATCTTCCTCCATAAAGTCTTCCACGCT